CAGAGGTGCGAGCGAAATCGCTGATGACGCGACGGAGCGCGGTGTCAGCAACAAGCGTCAGACCATTGCTCATGCCAGTAACACGGAAGATGCTGGTAATTAGGTTATTGAACACGGTTTCTGTGAATGTGCCAGAAGCTTGGATCGAACCGGAAGGGGTGCGATAGGCAGCAGGAACGTCGGATGGGCCCGCGCTATCAATCCAGTCGCCAAGGCCACGAAGGCCGTAAGGCGTACCAGCGCCGTCTTCAGCAGAACGGTCGTTATTGGAGCAGAGGGTAGCTTCGATGTCGCGCTTGATTTCGCGGACAGCTTTTGCTTCGGCTTGGGCAATCTTCGCTGGGCCAACGCTGTCAACAGCGTTTTGCAAATCGCTAACCATGTAATCGCGGCGGAACTTTTGGATATAGTTACCGAGGCGAGCGCGGTTAGAGAATTTGTCGGTGAACGATGTGACGTCAGCACCTTCGGAAACGCCCGTTGTGGTGGGCGAAGCGAGGCTGTCAACAGTCCACTCAACGTAGGTGGCGGAAGCTTTGGATTTAGCGGCGGACGAAAGGACGGGTGTTTCCTCTGGAGCGAGGATCGTCAGAACGTCTGTGAGGTCTTCGCGGTTAGAAACAGCGGAGCCCGGATTTGTTGTATCGTAGGTATTAGAAAAAGACATGATATTAAAAGTTTACTTGCGTTTGGTTTTTTGGAGGGTGCGGAAGGCAATATAGTCGCCGATGCTTCCTGAGTCCATAAGGCGCGTTCTGGCATCTTTCACGGCCTTTTCGCCCTTTGCCGCAGGACGCTCATTGAGAGCGGCAGACGACTCTGGACTACCGGGCGGATTGACCTTGTGACCGGGCTTATCAAGATTGATGAGTTTGCGGCCATACAGCGAGTTAGCAGCGTGTGCCAACAGGTATGGGAGTTGGGGAGCAATCTCTGGCATCACATCCTCAATGTTTTTGAGGCGTGGGTCAGACATCATTGCTTGGTATTGGCGACGAACGTCATTGTCTTCTTGCGAAGACAGCCAATCCAACTCTTTGGTTGCTTGGTTCTCAAAGGCGGAACGCAACGACTTGCGCTGTTCCTTAGCATTCAACTCTTTTTGCTGGGCGGGAAGATATTTATCCCGTGCTTTTCGGGCACGACGTAAATGATCCTTTACCTCAGCTTTGGTGAGTTCCTTGCCATCCACTGTGGCGGCAACATCCTCATATCCAAGAGTCTCAGCTTTGTCGAGAATATCCTCAGCCCACTCAATCACTTCGTTAACTTGCTCGGATTGTTTTCCAAGTTCGTCAGCGGTCTTGATGTGTTCGTAGGGATTGTTCTCTACCTTTGGCTCAAGGGCAGTCTTATTGCTCTGCTGTTGGAAATAGGATTCCATTTGCGCCATGCGTTCCTCAGCCATTTTTCGTTTGGCTGTGAGTTCAGCAATGCGCTTAAGCAGACCAGATTTGCCTTTTTGAGCAAGCTCGGCGATGTCATCATCTGACAATTCCGTTAGGTCAAGTTGTGAAAGAACTTCCTTGCCTTTGGCATCAGTCGTATTCTGAGGTTCGTCACCTTCCTGTGAGTCTGACGATTCAAAATCTTCCTTGTCCTCTGGCTCGGCCTTCGGTGTGGGCTCGTCGTCAATCTCTTGCTTCTGTGTTACAGGAGCGGGAGGTTTGGCTTTAAGCTCACCCAAACGACGAATAGCATACTGACTCGTCGTGATATTAGACTGTTCATTGTTCACTGTAGTTTTAGCGTCCCCAGCGGCGGACGGTGCGACATTAGACATATTATTGTGTTCCGCTGACTTTACGCCACAGCGATTGCGTAGGGTCATCATAGCAAAGAATTTCCTTGCTATTTTATGACCAGAAGCAATTATGTCTGAGTGCCCTTGTAGCTCAGTGGTAGAGCACTAGTTTTGTAAACTAGCGGTCATCGGTTCAAATCCGATTGGGGGCTCCACTACTGTCCCATCCGTCGAAGCTGTATTTGATTGAATCCACCAGCTACGAGGATTTCGTCGCATTGAAGAATGCGCCCACTAATTTGCTGAATACGATCAGCACTTACATCGTGCAGTTGCTGAATAAGAGACTCACGGGTGTCGTGAATCTCTTCTAGGAAATCAACAAAAGTTTCGTTGTGCGAGAGCTGTTCTAGTTTCTTAGTGTCCATGAATTATTGTTGTTGTGAACCGGGAGCCATGCCAGCGGGGGCTTGTTGCATACCCTGAGTTGACATACTACCCATTTCGGCAGGAGCCGTACCAATACGACCAATCTGCGCGTTCTGGGCTTGCTGCATCTGGAACTGGTATTGCTGCGCGTACTTCTGGAAACGGGCTGCAAAAGCCTTATCCTGCTGTAAACGCTGCATAACGTCAGGCTGTTGTTGATATTGCTGCAAGACTTGCATGGCAACTTGAGCACCGTTAGGACGAGCACCCACTTCAATGCCAGCGTAAATCTTAGACAAGTCATCTGTAACCATCTTGACGACTTGCTCTTGAGCTTGCTCGCGTGGACGCAGGATGGCGTCAGCAATGACTGGATTGATGGCTGCGCCGCTAATTTCAAGCAACGCATCAACATCAATACGGCCATTACGATCAAGTTGCATCAACTGTACAAACTGACCAAGTTGTGTTTCCACATTGTCTGGATCGTTGTGCAGAACGTCGTAGTTGATGATGATGTCGAAGTTCTCGTTAGGATCGCCCTTGCTAAACTTCTGTGGATCAGAAACGCCTGTGACACGGAAGAACACTTGATCTGGGCCAAAACGCTGATAGCATTTGTAGGACAGACGTAGCACATCCTTAACGTGTGTCAGGAACTTATCGACAAAGTATTGCTGTTGGATACTTGCTAGAGGATTGCCAACGTCCAAGCCAATGAGCTTGTCGGCTTGTGTGAGGAGCGTGTTCTCCATCTCCACGGAGCCGGGGTTGTATTGTGGCGTTGGGCCGTAACGAATCTCCCCTTGGCGACGATAGGGTAGAAGACCACCGGGACGAATATCGCTAGGTGGGAAGCCCATTGGATGTTCAATCCAAGGAAGCGTAGCAAGCGAGTTACGGTCTGTGCGGCTGTCGCGCTCCACTTTGGTCTGCCACTGAATGCCCTTGAGCAAGTCAGCAAAGCTTTGTAAATCGTAGAGACGCTTGTTGTCTTCGCTAATCTTTGTTACGACAAACGGATAGTCTTCGTAGCCATTAAGCAACTCATGCTTGGCGTAGTCTTCAACATCTTGCTTATCAATGACGTTCTTGTGGAAGACGGTGCAGTAGATACCTTCGGCATTATCTTCGTCAACAAGACGTTGATAGCCGTAAATAATTTCAAACAGTTCACTCGCATCATACGTCGTGGACTTGTAGGTGAAGTTGGTGTTATTGTTGTTGTTGTTAATTGGGTCGCCTTCTTCGCCGCAATTCTCAATGACATAATTAACCCAGCTCTCATTCCAGCCTTCGGTGGCAATCTTGTTCTTGAGCTGTTGAGCACTCATCAATACGCGCCAGAAGCAATAGGGCACCTTCTGTGGGTCTGTGGTGTAGGCGGGGAACAGTACATCGCCATCTGGAGCGATACATTGAACTAATGGACAATCAACGCTACGACGGATGATGGGGAACTCAGCGGTTCCTGTCTTGCGTAAATCATTCAAGGCGCGTTTGGCCTTTTGATCGGTCATGCCATTGAACTGACCCTTAAGGAGTTCAACAAGCTGACTGTCCGCTTTCTTCTCAAGGATGGCTTTAACCAAGTCAGGACTAACTTGCTGAAGTTGATCTATTGTGAGCTTTTGCTTGAAGATGCGATCTTCCTTCTGCCAGCCGACATAGGTAATCATTATGCCGCGCTCAAGAAGGTAGTTGGCACCCAGCTCCATCTGACGTTTAAACTGTGGAATGTAGCTAGCTACCATCCACTTAAGGAATGCGCTAGTGACGCGAGCCCGGCCAATGTCGCTAGACTCTATGGGATAGGCTCGGATGTTGGCGCGATTGAGCGCAGACATGAACATCGCCACATAGCGATTGATGCGCTCGTCAATTACATGGGCTTCCTGATCGGACGCACCCTTCCACGGAAAAGCATCACTGCCATTCTTACGGAGGTCATCAGACTTACCAGACCACAAGTTACGACGATTATCATACGCATCGCTGCATTGATTGAAGTAGAAGTTGAGATCGGTGGTAGTGCGGTCATACGCATCACGGAGTGCCAATACATTTGGCGAGTCCTGAACGTAAATAAGTGCTTCTTGATTATCGGTTTCCATTTAGATTTTGCTCGATAGAGCGGATGATGCGGTAGGCTGCGCCTTTATCAATTGCAACTTTGTCCGCTAGGATGGCCGCTTCAATTGGTTGGTACTCAGCATGAAGCATTCGTTGCAGAATTTCAAAACCCAGAAGACGATCTACCTGTTCGTCCTGCCACTTGGGGTCTAATGTAATATCAGACTCCAAGCATTTCATGGCGATAGGTAGTTCCACCGGATGCGTCTGTAATTGCGTCAACATTGATGCGTTTGCC